GTAGTTTATCCTATTAAGAATCCAACTCGTTGTTATTGGGATGTAAGTTCAGAATCACCTTGTAAAACTGATGGTATGTATGCTGGATACAGAACTAGAGTTTCTCGCACTAAGTTTAGAGAAATGTACGGCGAGCGCATAGAACGCATGATTCCGAGTTCAAGCTATGAAGATGACACAAATTTAATCGCATTTGATGATGAAGAAACTATTACAGTCATTGAAGATTATGAACGCTCTTACGATCGAGTAAAAATGTATGAGTTAAGCAATGGCAAGACCATGGACCAAAAGCTTTTTGATGAACTACAAGTGGTTGAGGTAGATGGTGAAGAAGTGCTATGGGATGATGAAATAGTTACTGTTGTTAATACTCGTACAGCTCATAGATACAAAGTGACACATAGAAAAGTTGCAGGCGATTATGTTCTAGAAAAAAATGATTTTCCAAGTGAGCAACTACCAATTGTTTTTGTTGACCAAAACAGCTACTACGACAAAAACGGCAAGCAGTTTTGTAGACCATTCTTTAAAGATGCTAGGGACTCACAGAAGTACTTAAATTACTTAGGTACGCAATCAGCTTACATGATGAAAATCAGCCGCTATGACCAGTTCATTGCTTCAAAACAAAATGTTAAAAGTGCTGATACACAGGCAATATGGCGTGATCCATCAACAGTTCAAGGTGCGTTATTTTATGACGAGTCACCTAACGGCAATAAGCCTGAAAGGCTGGTTCCACCTGAGCTTTCACAATCATTATTGACACAATATGAGCGAACTCTACGTGACATACAATCAAGTACTGGAATCTATGATACGCAAATTGGGCAGCAAGGAAATGAAATGTCGGGTGCAGCTGTGGATGCTAGGACACGGCGTGGCGCAAACAACACGTATGTTGCGTACGACTCAATCAACAGAGCAATCTGTGCAGCAGGTTGTATCATTGAAGAAATGATTCCGGCTTTGTACGATGCAGAACGCATTTTAATGATTGAATTAAGCGACAAAATCGTACAACCAGTGCCTATTAATCAACCTGTTGATGAATACGGTACACAAATTCGTAATGACATGACAAAAGGTCGTTACAAAGTGAGATTAAGACCAGGACCAAGCTACGAAGGTCAAAAAACTGTAGCTTTAGAGTCTTTACAGATGGTTTTACAGTCAAATCCTGGTTTGTTTAACATGATTGCGGATCTTTATTGTGAAAACTTGCCTTTAGCTAACAATATTGAGCTTAGAAACAGGCTTAAAACACTTGTACCGCCGGAAATTATTGAAGCTGGTAAAACTGGTAAGTCACCACCACCGCAACCACCAGCTCCAGATCCAGAAATTCAGCTAAAAATGCAAGAACAGCAACTTAAAGAACAAAGTATGCAGCTTGAAATGAAGAAAGCGGAACAATCAGCAGCTGAAAAAATGGCTGAACTAAACATGAAGCAACGCGAGTTAGAGTCTAGACAAGATCATGACAGGCAACGCGTAGCCATGGAATGGCAGCAAATCGAGGCACAAAAACTAGAAGCAGCGGCAAACTTAGAAGAGCAAGTGATGCGCTATAAAGCAGAGATGGAACGTATTGGAGCTGATATAGATATTGCTCATGCAAACAATTTATCTAAGTTGTTAATACATTCTGACAAACAATCTAAACCACCAACTTAACTTTGACATGGAGAGTTAATTTATGACTGCAAATAATGTAGATGAACTTTTGCACGTTCAGCAACAGCCTGAGCCTGTTGAAGAGCAAGTACCAGCTAATGAGCCTAAACAAGATTTTACCGAAGATTCTGAAGGCTCTAAAGCATCAATTGAAGAACGTAATGATGAAGAAAAGCTAAATTATCTTGATCAGTTCCGTAAAGAAAAGGAAGAAGCTTTAAATCCTGATCAGCCCGCTACTGAAGAAACCGCTACTGCGGTAGAAGAAACCGCAACTGCGGTAGAAGAGTCTGAAACTAATTCTGAAATAGACGAGTACGGAACACCAGTGGCTTCTAAAGAACCTCGGACTTATACCGAAGAAGAAGTGCAAAACATGATTCGAGATCGTCTTTCAAGAGTTAAAACAGAGGCTAACAATTACCAAGAAAATGCTGGAATTAATGCTCAACAGCAAGTTCAAGAAGCTGCAAACAACTTTGAAGCAGATCCAAACTCTTCAGAATCCTGGGAAACACAACTAAGTAGTTTTATCCGAAACGAAGTTGGCAGGATGTCGCAAGAGCAGCAGCAGCAACAGTATAAAGCTGAACTTCAAAGAAAGCAGCAAGAATTTGAGAGCAACTTTACTAATGGAATGAATAAATACCAAGATTTTCAAACCGTAGTTGGTAACAAGCCTTTTACTAACGACATAATGCAAGCAACTATGACTATGAAAGATCCAGCTGCTTTTTGTTATGCCGCTGCTAAAATGCATCCAGGTGAAATAGAGCGTATTTCTAAACTTGCTAATCCATATGAAATTGCAACTGAAGTTGGTCGTCTTGAAGAACGAATGAAACGTTCTAAAAATGTAACTTCAGCACCTCGCCCAGCATCTAAAATTACTAGTGATGTTGGCAGCAAATATAATGACAAACCTAGCATTGATAGCTTGATAAATCGTGATGCTAAACGTAAACTAGCTAGGTAGTAATAGCTTTAGGGCTCTAAAAAGGGCCCTTATTTTAAACTAATGGATTAGGAGGCAACACATGGGAAATAAGTCTAAATTTGATGACCCGATTGGATATCTTTATTGCAGATATTGCGAAGAATTAAAAGCTTTAAACAGTGACAATTTTTACAAAAACAAAATGACTTCTCACGGTTTCATGATTTACTGCAAAAGTTGTGATGACAAAAAACGTACTGACAGATGGCTTAACCAAACGAGTCATACAGTTAAATTAAATTGCAAACAATGCAATAGTGAGTTTTGGGCAGAAAAAAGTCGTGTTAAACAAGGTCGAGGTAAATATTGCTCAAAAAGTTGTTCATCTAAATCACGTAGCATGACAGTACAAGCGTACAATAAAGGCGAAAACAATCCAAAATCTAAGCTAAATGAGGAACAAGTCAGGGAAATTAGAAAGATGGCAAAATCAGGAATTAGCAATGGAATTATTCAAGAGCGCTTTAAGATTACAAAAACGCATTTGATTAATATCAAAAATGGCAGGATTTGGAAACATGTTGTATGATGTTAGTACATTCACTTTTGCAAAAGGATTTGCACAATGAAAAATAAAGTTTCTGAAAGCGCTAAAATGCACCAAGGAATGCATCGTGACGAAATAGCTCAATACAATCCACAATTAGTTGAAGATTCTATACGTATGAATCGCTATACAGGTGCAACTGCTGTAACTAAAGAGGTTAAATTGAACAAACCTTCACCTAAAAAGAACAGCATTTTTGGAAAGGTAAGTTAATATGCCGTTAAAAAAAGGTAAATCTCAAAAAGTTATTAGTCAAAACATCAAAACGGAAATGGCTTCTGGCAAACCGCAAAAACAAGCTGTAGCAATTGCTCTATCAAAAGCTGGTAAAGCTAAGCCTAAAGCCAAATCCAGTAAAATCAAGAGCATGAAAAAATCTTATCCGCGAGGGTAATTTCTGCAATGCCATTTCCTAAGAGCCAATGCTTTACGTGTTGGCCTTCCTTTCTCGTCTTTCATAGGTCCTTCCATACCTGACATTCTAGCGCAGAAAGATTTACGTCTAGCAGCAGCTTTTGGAGACTTTGCAGCTTGTTTTGCACTTACAGGTGGTTTAAGAGTGCCGCCCGTTTCTTTTTTGTAAGACTCACGTCCTTTACGATTTAGACCGCCTTCGGGATTTTTCCCGGCTTTACGTTGCCATGCTGGTGATTTAGCCATAATTTAGTCCATTAAATTGGGTTTCTACATTGTAACATGAATTTTAACGTACATGGTCGGGTATACGTAAATTCACAAAATGTTTCACAAATCATAAAATGTTTCACAAATCATAAAATGTTTCACAAATCATAAAATGTTTCACAAATCATAA